TCCGGGGTTGAGCTTTCGCTCGGGGTTTCTAGCGCTTCCCTTTCGGCAAACGCTAGAGACGCCAACCACTTCCGAGGTTGACGCTGACAAAGGCGCTTTTAAACCTTTGCCATCCGCCACTCGTAAGTTCCGAGTGACACGGGTCGATGTAATCCCAACAAGGGGCTACAGCGAACCGCTTTAGGTACTTAGTGAAATGCTGACGTAATAGTATTTCACCGTTCCTAAGGTTTCCGCTTATTGCAGCCAGAAGTATACCAGGGGAGTTGTTAATCAACCCCTGGCGTACCAATGGACGCGACCCAACGTTCAGGAGGGAGATGGGTTCCTTTATCGGAGTGTAACGAGAATACATTACACTCTGAAAGTGAGGTTCCCGCCGACTTAATGAAGGAGAAGCTAACCAAAAGGGTACTTTAACGCCAGCCACATCAGCCTCATAGGGGGGAACGGGAATGAACTTCATACCCCGCAACCCACTTAGATACTGAATAGTCTGGTCTAAGAGCACCCCATGATTACAACTCCACACGTTGAGCCTGTTTATTAGCGAAAACACATCCTGCTTGGTTTTAAGGCTGCGGCAATAAATACCGCGAACATTATAACCGGCCCAAAAATCGGCACCACAGGATTCGCGAAACGGACCTACGTTGAAGCTCTTGTCTTGATTAACGAAGAAACCTAAACGGGATAGAATGTTGACAACAAGATCATACGCCTCACGGCGCACGATTATATCGTCTCCAAACACCCCAAAGGTTCCTCTCGATAATCCCCGAGGATAGACAAGCTCTAAATTAAGAGCTCGATAGACCCCGATGACCACAGAGCAAAAGAGGATCGTCTGTAAAGGAAACGTAAAAGCGTTTCCCATAGACGACACCATATGCAACTTTCTAGACTCCCCATTCGGGAGCTGTACGAACCCTGAACGAGACTCCAAAAGCCACGATAAAACGTAGCTAGGGAGAATTTCTCGTAAAAGGTTCAGACTCACCGTGTCAGATGCAGAGCTTAAGTCAATAGTACCAAAAGCTCCGCACTTCGACCCGATTCTAGCAAGACGCCGGTTCTTGTCTTGCTGGTCAGCGAGATTTATACCAAATCTCGATTCCAGCGTAGATTCGAACAGGCGACCTAGACCCTTCTGAACAATCATGTTCAATAGGGGTTCAGTGCATATAGTCCGAGAAATATCGCGACTTTTAGGAACAAATGACAACCGTCCACCCTGCACAGCCTGAAATCCCCCGAAATGGTCAAACCGGATCTTTTCGGTTTCATCCCATAGGGGGTATTTGGCGACCTCTCTCTTATAGAGAGAGTACAGTGACGAACTTGTCCCCGTCATCCGGCTAGCTGCTATTTTGTGATAGAAGCTGTCGCCAGAGACGCCTACTGAAGCTCCGGGACCAACGGCAAAACCCTGAGAGATTCTTTCAGGATCGAGCCAGTAGTCTCCGTTCGGCTGGAACCAGAAGTCGTAAATACACTTCCGGAACTCGCCGAGCGCAATTGCCTGAATTTCAGTCAATTGAGCCGTATCAATAGAGCGAAAATTCTCACAATGAGAATTACACGCAAGAAACTTAGCTAAGGCAGCCTCATCAGCGTCCACGGTTTTCTCATCCTCGAATTTCTTCAAGAGTGAGTTCCGCAAAGCCAACGCTGCTACCTGCCGTCGCTTCATTCCGGGCCAACCAAGATCCTGAGCTTTACGCTCAAAGAGCTTGGAATATGGCACAGAAGGAAGGACGCAGCTAAGGTCACTGCAAAGGTAGTAATAAAGAGCGTCAGAACAAGGGTCCATAACGTACTCCACTGGTTAGAACAAGAGGAACTCGCCAAACGACAGATCGCTACATCTTACCTCGCTGCTTGAGATAAGCAAGCGCCAGGGCTTGAACAAAGCCTAACGACGTTTGCAAATACTCAAGGGTTCGAGCCTTTCCCATTGCTTCCGGGTCGGGCAAAGAACTTATGCTGATAGGTAAGGTAGCAGCTTTCTTACGTTTGGAGAGACGTTGCTCCATCGGTCTTTTCCGAGCAGCCATTGCTACATAATCCCCGACACAGCGGAATCACCGACCTCATTGCTTTGGTCGGTGAGCAATCCGATGTGGAAGGACAATGCAGCTTTGATGTTCGGCGCGTCTGCTACATCAGCTCCAGCCGGCACTTCGATGGTGGTTGTAACCAACATCGTCGTGAGAGGCTGCCCGAGCAGCGGCAAAACCGCTTTTCGAGTGATGAGCTTGTAGGTATTACGCGGGACCGAACCGACAAGCCCCGTCTGCGGATTCGCCCGACCCAAGGACTTAATGACCTTGGGGCGGGTGAGAGTTCCCGTAAACGGAGCCGAACCCGAGTGGGTTGTTACACCCACTTGAGTCCCGCCCAAGGCAGTAACGGCGACCTGCTTGCCATTACTATCCGGAGCGGTATCGGCGACGAATGAATACGTCGGTCCAGTGAAGCCCGTTTGGGCTGCCCCCGTAACTGGGGAAGTTGGATCCCACATTGGGTTTCCTTCTGCACGAAACACGTGCTAATGTGAAAACTACCGGTTGATTGTATCGCGCGCGCGGCCCATGCCTGCGGCTAAAGCCCCCAAATTCAACCACTTGGTAGTGGTTCCAGGTATCTCAAAGCCCAAACGGGGCATAGAGATATTGGTAGGAGAACTTCGTTCCACAAACGTGTGCCGCGAGTGCCATTGACCAGAAGAGCCACGAACGATTACGTCAGCATAAGGAGACCAGTATGAAATCAGCGGGGCCTCGTTGAGAATGGTGGTTTGAAGTACATCACCAAAACCTCGACGAGTCTTGCAGATCCATGCTATATCCGATTGCGACGTAGCGCCGGCATCGAGTATATCACCTATATTGGTGAAATAGTCGACTAGGAAGGACCACGGACAAATTTCCCACAACGTAGGGATGAACTGAGAGGCCACAAAGCCAAACCGTTCAGCTACCTCCGTAGAAGGATCAAAACCCGTGATCTGCTGCTTCAGAGCAACAATGTAACGAACTGATGACTTCGAGTATATTCTTCGATCTATTATGACCGGAAAATTCCCCGCAGTCGCAGGCGTTACACTGAGATCTGAAACTTCATCCTTACCTGTTCGAGTTAGTTTGGTTATGACCTTCTTATTCAACAGACTCTTGTACGCTTTAACAGCGTCCGCGATATCTGAAGTTAAGGGGACCCAGCCAAAACTATACTCCAACCATGTGTCTGCTACGATCTTCCTCCGGGATTTCTTGGGTGCTCTGGACGCCCTGCTAGAAGCAGTGCGAAAATAGTCCCCAAGGCCCTGAAAAAGACCCTTAGCAGGTCTCTTGATCATGTCCATTGTCTTTTTGGCTTCAGCGAGAAAAATCATACCCTGCATTTGGGTACGAGTTTGACGCAAAGCCCCGAGAATGTACTTGATCGCCTGGTTGTCTGCGGTATCCATATCAGAAGTAGGAACGACCCAACCACCGAACGCAGTGCGCTCGGAGTCGTATCGTTCATAGTACCCTAGTTCGTGCGTGTACTTATTGATGAGTGATAACTCACCTTTAAATGCCTGCACTTCCCAGGTGCGCTTCTCTCCAAGAAAATTGGAAGTAGCGTTTTGGGCAGCTTTGATGAGGCGCTTATAACCCCTAACTCCTGAGCCACTCCGATAATCCTTATATGTATCAACATAAGGATTTAGGTTTATAACAGGACCCCCAGGGGGATACTGGTAAATCCAGGAATCGCGCAAGCGGTAAGTGATTAGCTTTTCCTCATACATAAGTTGTCCTATACAGTTGATATAGAAATAGGTAGGGCAACAATGCCTACCGTGGTGATCACTCTACACACTTTACTTCTTTCCGACCTAACAGGCGCTCATACCCTGATTCTTCTCAGATATCAGGAAAAATGTCGATGTTAGAGAGGGAGTCCAGAAAACATCCCCATATAAACCAACGAAGCAAGAGAGTATTGCTACTCTCAAGCTAAGTATCGCCACCTTTCGGTGATGCTCACATTGAAGTGAAGGCAAAATATGGAAGATGAGTTCTGGACATAGGACTTAAAGTGTTACCACTAGTGGGGTAAAACCCACAAAGTGGAGGGTGA